CACCGTGCCACAGGGTTTTCTCAATCAATTGGAAGCTTCTTTGTTGGCATTCGGTGGGATGCGAGAAGTCGCAACCATTATCCGAACTGGCGAAGGAAACGACTTGCCGATTCCAACCGTCAGCGATCATTCCAATGTTGGAGCGATCCTGGCTGAAAATACCCAGGTCGCTGAGCAGGATGTGACCTTCGGTCAGATCACGCTGAAAGCCTACAAATACAGCAGCAAGCTCATCCGAGTTTCTGCTGAACTTTTGCAGGACACTGCGATTGATTTGGAGTCCTTTATCGGGGGGGCTTTAGGGGAGAGAGTGGCAAGAATTTTAAACACTCACTTCACCACAGGTGACAACTCCAGCAAGCCCCAGGGCATTTCAGCATCCGGTTCCAGCGTCACCGCTGCCGCAACCGGTGCTGTGACCTATGCGGAACTGGTGGATCTCCAGCATAGTCTTGATCCTGCCTATCGTGCGAATGCAAGATTCATGATGCACGACAGCACTTTCAAGGCTATCAGGAAATTGGTGGACGATCAGAATCGTCCGATCTTCCAGCCTGACATCAGCGCCTCATCTCCTGGCACACTGCTCGGCTCGCCGATCGTGATCAACCAGGATGTGGCAACGATGGCAGCTTCCGCCAAGGCGATCTATTTTGGTGACTTCAGCAAGTACATCATCCGCGATGTCCAGGACTTCACCCTCCTGCGTCTCGAGGAAAGGTACGCTGATTATCACCAAGTCGGTTTCGTTGGATTCTCCCGTCACGACGGAAGAATCCTCGATGCTGGCACTGACCCCATCAAGCACTTGGTGATGGCAGCAAGCTAATGAAAGTTAAATTCCTCACCTCCGTGGCCGGTTTGAATTTTGGCTATGATGCGAATCTGGTCTATGATCTGCCGGACTCGGAGGCAAAAAAATGCGTTGATCTTGGGTGGGCAAGCGTCGTTGAGGCGCTTGCTCCTCCACTCCCCGAAACCCGTAAAAACAAGGCTGAGAAGGCAACCACCAAAAAACACAAAGAGACTCGCTAATGCTCACGGTCACCACGCCACCAGCGACCGAACCAGTCACCCTCGCAGAGATGAAACTGCATTCGAGGATCGACACCCTAGAGGATGACGACCTCATCCTCGGCTTGATCTCGGCGGCGCGTCAGCACATCGAGCAGATGGCAAACATCAAGCTGATCACGCAGACCCTTGCGCTCTCGATAGATGAACTTCCAGACAGCGGGATCATTTACCTTGATGGCCCGGTGCAGTCCGTGGACTCGATCATTTATTACGACCTCGCCGGAAACCAGCAGGAGTGGGACAGCTCGCTCTACCAGGTCGACACCAGCGCCAACCCCGGGCGAGTCATGCCAGCCTATGATGAAGACTGGCCCGATGTGATCGATGACTACAACTCATTCATCATCAACTATGTCGCAGGTTACGGTGACGCAAGCGCAGTCCCAGCGATCTTGAAACAAGCGATCAAGCTTTTAGTCGGTCATTGGTATAACCAGCGCGAGACTGTTTCCCAGGCGCAAAGCTACGAGGTTCCCTACGCGGTTGAAAACATCGTGAAAATGTTCTCTAGGGGGACAGTCAACTAATGATCAAAGCCGGTGAATTAACCCAGAGAATAAACCTCCAGCGTGACGCTGGAAACTCCGTCGATGACTACGGACAACCGCAGCGCCTCTGGGGAACATATCACACGACCTGGGCGAGCGTGCGCCCGCTTTCCGGCAGGGAGCAGGAGCAGGGAGCTGCCCGCCAAGCGGTGATCTCGCATCGGGTGCGTTTGCGCTACAAGAACGGCGTCCTTCATGGGGACCGGATTTCGATGGCTGGCGGCAGAGTCCTCGAGATCGTGAGTGTCAGAAACATCGATGAGGGTTCGTGGGAACTTGAGATTGATGCCATTGAAAGGAGCGCGTGATGGGAAGACCAAGGTCATCATCCACGAGCTCAAAAAACTCCAGCAGAATTTACATTGAGGCGAGCTCCCTCAAAGGAATCCTGCAAAACATGGAGCACATTGATCGTTACATCAAGAGGGTGGCGCTCGGTCAAGCTTTGGAAGCTGGTGGCGAAATGATTCTGGATGTTGCGCGCCAAAAGGTGAAAAAAGCCAGCGGGCACCTGTCCAGATCGCTTGGCATGAGAAAAAAGATTGTGCTCCAGACAAGGGCGCAATACAGCTACGCGGTCATAGGTCCGATCAGAAGGAGCTACACCGCAGCAATGAAAAGACTCCAGATGAATCGGTCGCAAAGAAGAAACTCAACACCCAATGAAGTGGTTAACAGCGCAACTCAGTATAGTCATTTTGTCGAGTACGGAACCTCTCCGCATCCCATCGGGAGCGGAGATGTCACCAATTACGACTTATCGATGCGCAAGGGTAAAAAGTATCAAGCCAAGGGTGCCTGGCATCCGGGCGCAAAACCTCAACCTTTCCTTCGTCCAGCATACGACGAGAAGAAAGACCTTGCGATCAAGGTCATGGGTGAGATTTTGGCAGATGCTGTCGAAAGGGGTTCCGCATGAGCGCAAGCAAAGCACTCCGGGCCCGACTGGTGGATGATGCGACCATGACCGGACTGGTCGGCACCCGCATTTATCCAGGGCGAGCCCCGCAGAATGTCAAGCTCCCCTACATCGTGTACCACCGGATCAGCACCGTGAGGGCGGCGACCCTTGATGTCGGCAATGCCAAGGTGCCCGAGGTCAGGATGCAGTGCGATGTGATCGCCGCCACCCAGGCGGAAGTGGAAACAATTCTGTCACGCATGCGGGTCGTGATGGACAATTTTCGCGGCACCTCCGCAGGGGTGACCGTGCTCGGCGTCAGTGTGGATGATGAGCAGGACCAACCCGAATTTTACGAAGGGTCGGACACCGTGTTTTATCATTCGAGTTTGGATTTTTCCATCATCTATAGGGAGGTATAAAGCCATGGCAGCAGTAATCACCAGCGGAACAACCTTGACCATCGGTGGCACATCGCTCACCGGGGTCACTGACATCACCCCACCGAGCTCGACTCGCGGGATGATCGACACCACCCATCTCGGCAGCGCCGACCATGCCAAGGAATATTTCCCAGGCATGATCGACGGCGGCGAGTTGTCAGCGACCGTGATTGTCGGCGCTGGCGCTGGCATCAGCACCATCGCTGGATATGTCGAGGATTATGGCGCGACCAAGGCCTGCGTCATCACCCTTGCTGACACCAGCACCGTGTCATTCTCAGGGTATGTGACCAAGGTCCAGATCGATGGGATCGCAGTCGGCGACAATGTTGTCAAGGCGACTGTGGGCGTGAAACCAGTAGGGAAAATTACCTACGCATTTGATTAAGGAGATTCACATTTTAGACAAGGCGAAACTACTTGGCGCAGGGAGCGCCTACAAGCTCGGGGAGATCGAGATCCCCGAGCTCGGCGGCAAGGTGTTCCTGCGGGTCATCTCCTCCAGGGAGCGTGACCAGCTTGAAAGCGAGATTTCATCGGGCAGCAAAAGCGGGAATCTCTCAAACATCCGCGCCAAGCTGGTGGTCAGGTCACTCTCGGACGAAGCGGGAAAAAGGATTTTCTCCGATGCCGATGTGGAACTGGTCGGGGACATGCCAGCGCCTCTTGTTGGCATCCTGTTTGATGCCTGCGCTCGGCACAACGGCATGACTGGCGGAGCAGTCGAAGACGCCAGAAAAAACTAATCGAGCGCCCTGCGCGCCGGTTTCTTTTCCGGCTGGCGGGGCACTTGAAAAAGACGGTTGCGGAAATCCTCGACGGCATGGATGCCGCCGAGCTCACCGAGTGGATTGCGTTCTCCACGATCGAGCCCTTGGATGCGGACCGAGCAGACATTCACGCGGCGCAGATCTGCAGCACCACGGCGAATGTGTGGCGGGCTTCAGACAGCAAAGCGATCGAGGTGAAAGACTTCATCCCGGACTGGTACGGTGAGCAGAAAAAAACCGACAACTTCGCCGCGTTCAAGGCGTGGGCGATTGCGATGGGATCAAAAAAATAGGGGATCGACATGGCAAAAACAATCGGGTCGCTCAATGTTTCGATGGGCCTGTCGATCACCGATTTCATCCAGAACCTCGACAAAGTCAAGGAGGACATGGGTAAACTGGAGGCCGTAACGCAAGCGGCCTCGCAGCATTTTGACCGGGATGTCGCCGGGGTCATGGGTGACGCCCTGCATAAATTCGCAAAGAGTTCAAAGCTCGGGGCCGATGATGCCCTGGCGTTTGCGGTCAACCTCAAGAAGCTAGGTCTTGACGCTGATGGCATCACCAGCACGCTGGAGAAGTTTGGAAAATCCATCGGGAGATTTGCCAAGAACTCGGGCGAAGCGTCCAAGGCATTCGCCGGGGTGCTTGGAAAAATCGGGCAAAGTGACAAGGTTCTGCTCCAGGATATCCAAGCGCTGGAGTCGATGGGGGTCAAGGCATTCGACGCTCTTGCCAAGGAGCTCACCAAGGTCGAAGGCAAGGCGGTCACGACTGCGGATGTCATGAAGCGGATCTCATCGGGTGCGATCAGTGGTGCCGAGGGTTTGAAAGCTTTGACGGTTGGCTTGACAGCGGTCGTCGAAAAAGTCCGAGACACAAACACCGCAGAATATGTCGCCGAAACCAAGAGATTGAAAACAGAATCCGACTTAGTCACGAAGTCGCTTGAGCTCCAAGCTCGTCAGATGAACTTGGATTCTGGGGCAACTAAGAAACTCTACGACGAGATGGTAAAGCTTGAGCAACAGGAAAAGATCCTGATAGAGCTTGAAAACAAGGCGAAGGGCATAGTTCCTCCGCCAAAGATTGACACCAATACGCCCGAATACATATCGAACGCAATCAAGCTGAAATCTGAGACGGACCTAGCGACTAAGGCTCTTGAGCTTCAGGCCCGTCAAATGAACATCGATTCGGGTGCCACCAAGAAGCTTTACGACGAGATGGTGAAACTTCAGGAGCAGGAACAAAAAATAATTGAGGCTGAGAACAGGGCGCGTGGAATTCCTCCACCTCTTCCAGTCATGCCTCCACCTCTTCCTGGTGAAAAGATCGCCGTTAAAAAGACTCCCGACAATGATAAAAACAAAGAGTCTCAGGCCAAGGTAAGGCTCAGCCAGTTTCTCAACTATGTCGAGACCAAGATCACCTCGGCGGCGTCATCAATTTACAACAAAGTGATCAACCTAGTAACCAACCCGATCACGGTGATCAGCGGGGCTCTTGCGAGCTATGGAGTCTACAAGATCTACGACCGAGCGGTGGAGGCGTTTGCCAACACCGAGGAAATCCTCACCCGGATCAAGGGTCTCGCAGGCGATGCCGGAGCGGCTGAAATCGGCGGCGCAATGAACGAGATCGCCAATCAAGGACGCATCGCCCAAGAAGCCACCGGCAAGCTCGCCACCGGGTTTCTGACTCTTGGAGTGTCCAGCTCCGACGCGGCAAGAATGCTCCAGTCATTCGGGACAATTTCCCAGGTCGCCGGGTCCGGTGCAGGTGATGTGTTTGCGAAGCTCGGCGAAATCAGTCAGTCGATGATCAGGACAAGCGAGGTGCAGGCATCTGATTTTGAGCAGCTTGCCGCATTGGGTCTACCAGTCTATGAGGCGCTGGCGCAGCGGCTTTCTCAAGTTACAGGGCAGGCAGTCACTGCTGAGAAGGCGATGCAACTTTTGGCTCGAAAAGAGGTCGGAACCGCCGATGCGCTCAACGCTATAAACAATCTGCAATCGAATCCCAAGGTGATCACGCAGCTCGAGCAACAGGCAAACACGCTCAAGGGAATCTATGCCCGGCTCGCTGGCGAGGTTGAGGGATTCTTCACCGAGTTCGGTGGTGCGATCATGGAGGCGCTTGACCTCAAGGGATTTTCCAACAGTCTAGTGGCATTTGTCCAGAACATTAGAAACAACTTTGAAAGCATTGTCCCGGCTATTAAGAATGTCGGAATGATCCTTGCAGTGGTGCGTGATGTGTTATTCCAGGCGTTTCAAGGTCTGGTCAATTTCTTTACGACGCTTGGAGGCGCTGATGCCACGGTTGGAAACATCGACAATATCAGATCAGTGGTCATTCAATTTGCTCAAGGGGTTTTGACAGCACTTCAGAGCGTGATGCTGGCAGCGGTGGATATTGTAAACAAAATGATTCAATCCGTCGGAGGTCTGGAGAGATTTGCTAAAATCGCCGGTGGTTTCGTGGCTGGCGCTGGATCAGGCGCTTTACTTGGGTCTTCTGCTGGTGGCATTGGCGCTTTACCAGGGGCAATTGTTGGCGGCATTACCGGAGCTGTTTATGCGTTTAGCAAAACATCTGGTGCCGGTGACATGATTGACGCCGAAGCCATCAAGGCAAAAATGAATGATGCCTTCAAGTCAATTGCGGATGCGGTTGGCGCAACGGGAACTGATCAGGCGCAAAGCATCGTTCAGCAGTTCATCGGGTCGTTCAACACGGCGATCAATGACGCTGCTGCCGGAACCATCAACCAAAACAACATGATCATGAAGATAAACACCGCGTTTGATAAAATGATCGATGGTCTGGACATTGGCATCACCAACGGAACAATGGGGCACACCGCTTTCTTAAACCAGCTTTCTGGTGGCACTGCGACAGCGATCGCCATGTTCAAGCGCCAGCTTGATCTCGGATCAATCAGCACTGATGAATTTGCAAAGACAATGGATCGCATGAGGACAACGGCGTTTGCGGCTCTGGACGCGCAACTATCCGCTGGAACCATTACCAACGAAGAGTACGGCAACTCGATCATTGCGATCCAGCAACAGTTTGACGCACTCAACCCGCCAGATCTCGCAGGGCTTAACGCGTTCATGGGCGGCGACAATGTGCCGCAGTGGATCAAGGATCTGAGCAAGGTTGAAACTCCCCTCGAGATCTACCGGCGCAAGATGGAAGAACTCCAGATGGCGCTGGCCGACCGGCCCGACCTGTTCGCCGCAGGAGCTGCGCAGCTCGCCGATGAGCTTGAAAAATCAGTCGGTGCGGTCGAGGCCCTCAAGAATCCCGGTGCGCTGTTGGCTGGAAGCGCCGCCGCCTTCTCCCAGGTGCTCAAGATCCAGAACGCTGGCAAAGGTGAAAACGCAGCGGATCGGCTTGCACGCATTCAGCAACAGGCACTCCAGCAGGATCGCGCCAGAAATGAACTCTTGCAGCAGATCGGCGCTGCCGCCGCAAACCAGAACAACCTCGTGATCGCTAACTTCTAGGAGCACCGATGGCAGTCACCAACACCTACGAAACTTATGAAGGACGCACCGGAAGCGATGACAGCAAGCTCCAGGTCTCGCTGGTGCGCACCTTTTTGGTCCAGACCGACACGATGAGCGACGATGTACCGGATCTTTTCGGGGCTAATCTTCCCGCACTTTTCTCGGTGCATCCAAACTTTGCCAGGGCGTGGTGCGTCGGCAGGACGGCGGCGCAGACCGAGGACCCCTATTTCTGGAAAGTCACTTGCACCTACAGCAGCAATGTGGACACGATCTCTCCGAGCTCGACCCCGAGCGCGCCGCAGACACCCGAGGTCGCCAATCAGATGAAGGGCGCAAGCCCTGCGGAAAAGGCCGACCCCGATTTCATCAACCCGCTGCTCCGTCCCACCGATGTCGATTTCAGCACCGTTGAAAAGGAATACATCATCCTTGATGATTTCAGCCCGACGCAAAAGGCTGTTGTCAACGGAAACGGCGAGCGCCTAGATCCTCCGCTCATGGGATCTCGGCCCGTGGTG